ATGGATTCAAAAGGTAACAGGATGGAAGGTTCAAGTGCGTCTACCGTATCGCTATCAAGGCAGGATGACTAGAGATCCATTTAGTAATTGGGCTATCGCTTGTTTATTATTAGAATGTGAGTGGTTAATAGATTCTGTCACTTATCCTAAATACATATGGAACCCTGGTTTTGGCGCATGGTGGAAATACATCACGACAGGCAAGGATAAGTATTTAAGGCGTTACAGATTTTTCAACAGGTTTACGATTACTAAGAAAGCCTTTGTGGTTGCGCTTGATGAGAGAAGGGAATTAGCTATTAAATTAATCCAAGAGAGATGAGAAAGAAAGTATATTTTATTGAAGTCAGATCAAATATGACACAATCAGCATATTATGTTTCTACGATTGAGGGTAAAGATTTGTATAGCCTTTCACCGAATGATGCTTATATATTTGATGAAATGATTGATGCGGAAGTGGTAGTTGCTGGGCTAGATACATTAAAAATAAAGCATCAAGTAATTGAGCATATATTTGAAGATTAAATAAACTTAGAGAGATGAACAGAGAACAGATTATTGAGATATTGAAAGAAGAGTTATCTACCATTCAGCTTGTAAATGATGATGACCCTATTGAAATCATTGGACTCGAAAGAGCTGCCGACCGCTTAGAGCCGATTGAGCCAAATATGAGCCGAGTTATCGAATATGGCAAAGCAGATATAGACAAATGGATGAATCATCGCTATCCTATCAGTGAGGAGAGGATTGAGGATATAATGGACAATGAAATTCCACCCGATGAAGATGATGCTATGGCTGATGTATATAACAGATATTGGTTTAAGTACGGTTTCAGAGCCGCCCTCAAAGAGCTTAATAAAGAATAGCGATGAAAAATAGAATTCAACAATTGCGTGATGGTTATGACTGGACATGGTGGATCGTATTTGGAATGTTAATGATACCAGTCATTGCTGGAGTATTATCTAATAACGGATTATTAAATTTCATTCTATGAAAACAATAGGAATTTTAGTTGGTATATTACTCTGCATTACAATGGAGAGTATAGCACAATTTCGTGAAAAACCCCTACCTGCTATCTACATTACATATCAACCAATAGATCATGGTATAGGCCTAAGAGGTGATTATCACATTAATTACTGGGCAGGAGTATATGGATCAGCCTCCTATGGAGAATGGAGATTATATAAATGGTCCGGCTTGGGGCAACATGTTAAACTCACTTTTGGAACCCTGATTCCTTATAAGGATTGGATGGGAAATCAACATGACTTTTCATTAGGCCTCAACTATCACTGGGTTTCAGGAGAGGTTATAGAAAGTGAATTATTTAAGGATGCCAACATCTTCCGTAATCCATGGTCATTTGAACTTGGACTAACTATTAAAATGAAAAGGGTTACACTAGGTATAAGAACTGATATACTACGATGGGAGCCATGTATTGATATAGGTATTCCTATCGGTAAAAGAAATATAAGTATGCGAGATAGCAGAAATAGAGTGGGTATGTAATGAAAAGAACTACACCCATATCATATAAAAAAGCTGATGCCATCCTTAGTGCTGATTTTCACTTGCGAGATAGTATACCAATCTGCAGAGGTGATGAGTTTGAATCTGCTCAATGGAAGAAAGTCGATTTTATTTCTGCATTACAAAAAACTCATGACTGCCCAGTACTACATTCCGGAGATTTGTTTAATCATTGGAAACCATCTCCATACCTATTGAGTAAGACCATGGAGCATTTACCAGATGAATTCTATACCATTTATGGGAACCACGATCTACCTCAACACAACTTTGAAGAGAGAGATAAGTCAGGAATCTATGTCCTGGAACAGGCAGGTAAATTGAAAGTACTTCAAGGAACACATTGGGGAGAAAAGCCAAAGGGAGCTTCTTGGCAGTTTTACATCCATCGGGATGCTTCTGGTGATGCTGAAGTACGGGAAGTCCTCATTTGGCATGTAATGACTTACCAAACCAAGCTACCTTGGCCAGGATGTACTGATCCTAAGGCTGCTGGTATCTTACGTAAATATAAAGACTATGATGTTATTCTTACGGGCCACAACCACAAAGCTTTTGTGGAAACTTACGAGAAAAGATTATTGGTTAATCCCGGATCGATTACGAGACAGGATGCTGATCAAATTGAATTCGCGCCACGGGTATATCTTTATTATGCGGAGACGAATACTGTTGAAGCGGCTTTCCTCCCTATCGAAAGCGATGCAGTTAGCAGGGCTCACATCGAAAGAAGCAGCGAACGCGATGATAGAATTGACGCTTTCATTACAAAAATTGGAGGAGAATATGACGCAGGACTTAATTTTGAAACAAATCTTGAAAAGTTCTTCCAGTCCAACAACATACGAACCTCCGTCAAGGAGAAAATCTATAAAGCAATAGAATCATGAAGACCTTAGCAAAGACATTTAAAATAATGGGGGTAATTACCTTTGCAATTTGCCTACTTATCTTAAAACGTAGATATGATGTAGGAGTATTCTACGGGTTTCTTATAATAGGTTGCCCATGTATCCTTGCTTATATGCAAGGCCTCGTTGAAAACATGAAATCAAAATATGAGCTAAAGCCTCCAAAATGAAACGCAGAGGGTTTTTAAGACGAGTACTGGGGACAACCGCAATAGCTGCCATTGCCCCGGATATCCTCAAGCAGATTGAGGAATATGAGTATGTAGTGGAGGGTAAGCCCCGTCCTAGTAAGATACAAGGCCACCACGCTCATATGATGATCGTAGATGATCACTTTCCAGAAGGTGGGTTCTGGGCAATCAGTGATCAAAAGATAATTGCCTGGAGTACGGCACAAGGGGTCACTTTAAATATGATACAACCTGTTTTAGACGTAACCTCACTAGATACTATTGGAGGGTATAGAGAATTTATATCTGGTTTTTCTGCATCTATGGAAGCAACTTTTCAAATAGATAACTTACATATTGTAGATCATGCAAAGTTCCGTGAGCATTTTGAAGAAGAAGGAAGTGCCATGGATATAGTATCCACAATACCTGATGGAGTGAATGGACCTGTCCACACCTTTTCCGGAGAAGGAATCGTAACCGAATTTGGTATTATTGATGTAGTAGATTTTGAAGAAGAAGAAATAATTGGGTCTGCTACTTTTAAAATAACAGGCGAATTAATTAGAAATGATGACTGAACAAGAATTACTCGAATTAAAAGGTGAAATCACAGAGGCAAATGCCCAGCTGGGGACACTGAAGGGGAGAAAAGAAACTCTCCTAGAACAACTGCAGGAGAAGTGGAAAGTAAAAACTCCTGCCGAAGCTAAAAAGAAGCTTACTAAAATGCAAGTAGAGATTGATACTCTGGATGATCAGATTAAATCAGCTACTGTCGAACTTGAAAAACAACTGGAAGATGAGTGATCTCCAAATATTACGAAATCGGTTAGAACAGGAAAAGGGGAAACGAACTCAGACTGACCGCTGGATTAATGAGCTCCTGCAAACAGTGAAGGATACCGGTCGTGAATTAACACGATATGAACAGGCTAGAGAGATCATTCGGGAGGTAGGACTTGAGACTCAGAAGCAACTACAGTTCCATATCTCTGACATCACATCCCTGGCGTTAGAGGCAGTATTTGAAGATCCCTATGAACTTGTAGCAGAATTCGTACAACGTCGAAATAAGACTGAATGTGATTTGTACTTCGCCAGAGATGATAGTAAGGTGGATCCTATCTCAGCTTCAGGAGGGGGAGCAGTTGATGTTGCTTCATTCGCACTGCGGATCGCTGCCTGGTCAATGCAGAACCCGAAACGCAGGAATACAATCATCCTGGATGAACCCTTACGATTCTTATCTGTTGATAAGCAGGAGAGGGCTTCACAAATGATTAAGGAACTATCAGATCGATTGGGGATACAATTTATTATTATCACCCATGAAACCACTCTCACAGAGTATGCTGACAAAGTATTTCAAGTCAGACTTAGAAAAGGAGTAAGTAGAGTAATCGAAAAAGAATAATTATCACAAAAACAATGATATGTGGTTAGCTCTTTTATATATCGTAGTACCAATCATGGTTGGTTTGGTATTAGTTGGGATGTTTTTACCAATTACTGGGAAGGGAATCTTCTGGAGTTATTCTAAAACAGTTCCCATAGATTTTAATAAATGAAACAAGAGACCGTAGCAGGAAAAATCCTTGTTGAGTTATTAGAGGAGGGAATTGTCAGCGAAGAGCATGAATTAATTGTTTACAACTATCTGCTTCAAGCGTATTCTGCGGGACATGATGCAGGAAGGCAATTGAGAACTCACAGCAAGACAGTGGCCCAGTACTCTTTAAATGGGGACTTGCTAAAGATATTCAATAGTGTGCAAGATGCGGTCCGTGCAACAGGGATAAACAAATCAAATATTGCCAACTGCGCCAGAGGTAGAAAAGGGTGTGCTACTTCTGGCGGCTTTCGTTGGCAATATGTTAATACAAAAACACCTACCGCTTCCGAAGAGCAAACAGTAGGATCATTCCAATCAAAATTAGCGCCGCCAAAATAAAGAACCCATTCTTGTAAAACGGTTTGACCTTCTCTATGACTGGATATGGGACTTTCTTAGTAATAATGATAGTATCTATGTCTTGACGCAAGGCGCTGTCTAATTTCCACTTAAAAGCAGTGTCGTGCTGGTATAACTCCAACCCCAATTCATTCGATTGTAACCA